ACCCACTTGAAATGCGATTGAGCTTTATTCAAGTGTTAGCCGCTACAACATTAACCGGAGTGTGTGTTGTAGCGAAGACCTCCGCGGATATTAAGATCAGGCAACTGATCTCTTTCCTGCTGGAGGTACATGCTCGTAGACCTGAGGTTAACCCTCTCGTTGTACGAGCGCAATTTGGTAACATTCCGTGTTCCGATATTCCAGCTATGGAAGGCCATACTCATGGTGAATCAGCTGCGAATCGGTCAACCGGATCATTCCAAATCGATGTTTTGTCGAGACTTCTTGGTAAGGATGCCTTTTTCTACCAAATGTCAGCCTCTGACCTACGTAACGGACGTAAGGGGTCCCGGGTCCATTACTGGACCAAGGATCTCAATGTTCCGTTTGGGTCCGATGAACCTGGACCTAACGATCTCATTGCGATGGTAGACACGGATCATTATGTGAAGATGGACTATTTCATGACGAAATATTTCAATCCCACTCTGATCTACACGTTCCAACCTGGAACGGTCTGCGATGGTGATGGTGAGTATGCGTTCACGTTTGATGCTGGCAATAGAGTCCACTACCTCGTAGATGGGGGTGGTGGATATGGGCATCTTGTATGGAATTACGCTGGTGATTCCATTAAGTTCACTTGGAAAATCTTTGGATTGACCCTGTGGACGAGCATTTATCAGCTTGAAAGAAAGCAGATGGATGACCACCATCAAGTTGTACTGCTAGTGCCGTTGGTAGCCTTTAGGGGCTTCTGGGCATTGGTGGCTGACAAGTTCCTTGAAGGTCACTCCCTTGAAAGATATTCACTTGTGCACGGTGATTATCTCAGGATGACTAAGAAGAGTAGCAAGGAACTGATTACCTACACCGGGCGAGTGGGGGAGTATTCATGCTCCGCTGTAAGCGCGGCTGTAGATGCTGAAATTTCTAGCGTCACTAGAACGAGCAAGGTCGGATTGTCATTACCCATGGTCAAGAAGAAAATGGGAGATGACTATTCTGGGGCTGAGTTACTGTTTGAGTATCACAAGCTCCACACGACCCCGCGCGTTCCTCAAGTGACTTATCATTTGGATAAGCAAGTTAGAACGTATCAGTGGTACGACAACGATTTTGATCCGGAGGCGAAACCATGCATTAAGTCTTTTATGACAGCATTGGTTCCTGAAGCCTATGCACCTGCAAAGTGCAAGAGCAATGACGCTAGAGCAATTAAAGCTCGCGTTATTGATCAACGGAATGTAACACGTTTAACACCCCATTTAATGAAGGTGATTGAGGAGTTTTGGAACTTCACTTTAGGCGAACATGTCGGGACACTTCATCCATGTGATGAAGAGTTGCTGCGTGAGAAACAGGCGAAACCAACCCAGAAGAGGATTTTGGATAATGCTGAGTATATTGACGCGAATCAACGTGTTGATGCTTTCAGCAAATCCGAGGCTCATACTTCTGTAAATGATGGCCGCAATATTTCTACCGTCAATGGAGTGACTAAACGAGACTACTCTCTCTTCATGTATGCTATTACCGAGATAATAAAGCAGAATGAATGGTATGCTTTTGGCAAGACTCCAGAACAAGTCGCAGCGCGAGTCGCTGAGGTTTGCCTGGATGCCGAGACAGCTACCAAATCGGATGCTAGCAGAATGGATGGCAATTGGTCAGAAGTTGCGCGTTATTTTGAACGTCGCGGCATGATCATGGCCTTTAGACCAGAGTATCACGATGAGCTGAATGAGCTTATGGATCAGATTGTTAATTGCATCGGATCCACAGCGTTCGGCATCGTGTACCAGACTCTACTGAGCAAGTTGTCAGGGGAACCAGGGACATCCACCATGAACACGGCCCTGAATGCATGTATTACTTACGTGACATTCAGAGCCATGAGAATGGTGAATGGCTATGTGGGGCCTTTGCAAGCTTGGGAGAAACTGGGGGTCTATGGTGGCGATGATGGCCTAACAGCCGACATCGTTTCGAGTGTTTACGTGAAAATGGCAAAGAAGTTTGGGCAGAAGTACATTGCGGTGCCAGTCAAACGAGGAGATCTAGGAGTAGATTTCCTTGCTAGACAGTATGGGCCGGACGTATGGTGGGGGGAAAAAGACTCGTGTTGCATGTATTTGCGCACGTTGTCTAAGTTCCACACCACCATTGCTATGCCTTCCAACATCACGCCGGCTGAGAAACTATTCGACAAGGCCTATGCGCTTTACCTCACGGACAAGAACACACCAATAGTTGGTGAATTAGTCTCCCGTGTCGTTGAGTTGTGCAAAGGCCAAGAGTTCAAGAATTTGAACTCTGCTTGGAGAGTTTCGTTTGAGGCCGATGTCCAATATCCAAATGGACAGCATGAATGGATGGACGCACTTTTTGTGCAGGAACTTCCAGATTTCGATGTTAACTCATTTAGGCAGTGGATCCCAACAGCGACCATGGAACAGATAATTGATGCACCTGTTTTCATGATCCCTCGGGAAGCCACAGGAAAGCCAGGGGTTGCTGTGGTTGACGGCGACATCATCGAATTCAAGCCAAAGGCGGTAGCAGAGACAACTGCTACCCAACCGAAATACCAAATTAAAACTAAAATCCGTCGTCCGAGTATCCAGACGACGCGGGAAATTAAAATTTACCGCAAGAAAACTTAATCTGTTTTCTAGATACATCGACCATGAGAGGGG